AACCAAGCATTCCTCGTGTGCTTTCTTTTTCCCATAATGCCCATTCTTCTGGAGAAACATCAGGATGCCTTTTTTGAACTTCCCTATCCACATCATCCATCACTTTCTTAAATGATGTTTTGATCTGTTGATTTATTTGCTTCTCGAACTTCTTAGAACCCTTATCAGAAAGTTTCTGGATTCGCTCAGTATCCAAATCACGAATAATCTGATCTGGATCTGTCTTAGAAGATATCTGTGCTGGCTTCTTTAGCTTCTTACCTTTATGTTTTTTCTTTAATTGCTTCTTTAATTGTTTCTGTCCTTTAAACGTATCCAAACTTATGCCCATTTTTTTAAGTTTCTTACGTATCTTGTTTGTCTTAGCCGCCCAACCAGCCCCTAACATCGTAGTAATTACTTCAAAAGGATCATCCTTATCAATATAAACAAAATCCTCTATCAACTCCTCCTTGGTGTAAGGGGAGTATAAAGTTGGCTCGTCACCCTTCATCTTTTGAGTTAAACCAACCACGCCACGTGATTGTAATATCTCCCTATCCTGCTTCTTAACAGCATTCCTCTTTCTCTTAGCAACATTTGCTTTAGTGGGGGCATTAGGGTTGCTAGTGAAATCATTAAATGTTCTTTTCTTAGGTGGCATTATTTCTTCTTTGGTGGTGTTTTCTTTTTAGGCTTCTTCTTCTTGCGTTTATCCGCAGCCTCTAGTTCTTTTAACTTTGTCCTTATCTGTAGATTTAACTTTGGATTGTTCTTGACCTTTGGTGGCTGTGGCCCAATCTCACCTCTCAACCGTGGTTTCTTTTTCTTAATTTCAGAAACACTTTTTCTAATCTCTTTATCAATCTCGTCTATGTTCCAATACTTACGATAGTCACCGTCTTTAATATTAGGCTTCCCACCACCTTTGATTAGCTTTGGTTTTTTACCCCAACGTTTTGTGGCTTCACCAACAAGTCTTTTTAATTTACCTCTATTCTTTATTAATTTGCCTACCATTACTTCCCCTTATGTTTCTTAGCAGCTTCTTTAACTTTATCTATATGACGTTGCAACATATCACCTTTACGTCCTTCTTTCTCTATTCGCTTATCAATACTCTTCATTAAATCTGCGTTAAACTTACCCCTGCTTTGTGCTTGCTCACCCTTTTTACGCCTATCTTTCATGGCATCAATTTGCTTCTTTGATGGGGACTTTCTGAAGGTAGTTTTAACTCCCCACTTGATTGCTTCCATCAATGTTTTACCTATTACCATATCATTGCACCGGGGGTTGAGGTGGTTGTTGTGGCATCTGTGGTTGCTGTGGCTGTTGCTGACCACCTAAGAACTGTTGTAACATTGGGGCTACCTGTTGTAATAATGATTGCCAATCGAATCCCCCACCTCCTCCTTGAGCAGGCATAGGAGCTTGGGGCGTAGGGGGTACACCCTCTGCTCCCTGTGCTTGTGGAGGGGGAATCAACCCAGCTTGCTGGGCTATTTGGTCTACTTGCTGTTTTAACATCATGAGTAACTCAGGGTTCCCTTGTGCCTGCATCAATACTGACTGAACTTCTGGCAACACAACCTCGTCTGTAATCTTTGAACCTGACTTACGGAAAAATTCTTTTAATAACGGAGCTACATTAATATGCTCAGGGCCAGCTCTCATAGCAAGCTCAAGCTGTTGCTGTAACTCCTGCAACCTAATCAGCCTGTTTGTATTAACCGTGTTAGCTGTCAGCTCTATGTCCCACTGTCCTACAATATCTCTTGCGTTTACCTTACGCATTGAACCTTGTGCATCTTCTACTGCCCTGAATAAAATTTCATCATCACCAAACTGCTGTATCAACTGGAATGTTTGCAACACCGCTTCATTAATACCAAAGCTGACGTTACGCAACATCATTTCAAGTCGTTGATTGCCTTCATTGACAATCGCAGAAATACCAGTCGCAGTTTTATTGGCAATAGCCGTTGTATCATTACCGATCGCAAAATCAGATACACCAATACGGTCTTGAATAAGCCTACGCACGAGTTCTTCTTCTTTGAAACTAGAATGTTTAATGTCTCCTGTTTGAACAATCCCGAATTGATTAGGGCCAGCAGGGAATCCCTGACCGGGGCCGGGACGATGGATCTCTGGATCTATGTCACTATTAGGATCATACCACCACATGACAGCATTAGTAATCGTACCGTTATCGATACGCATGTTGTGGATATCATTTATCTCCTGCTGTAAATCTGTAATAAGTTCTGGCACACCTTGCGACTCAAATCTTCCCGGTGTAGGGAACGGTTTGATTTCAGCAAATGGTTTCTTCCCATGTAATAAATCTGACTCACGTACCGATAGTAAAACTTTAGCACCGGGAGAAAATGTAGCTATTATATCTTCCATACGTCCATCACCATCGATGTCGTACTTCCCATGCCATTCAATTAGTTCTATATCTTCTAAACCATCGGTAGGTTCGTTGCTTACATTCTCGTAACCTTCTTCAAGTGTCTGCACATCATCAAGCAACTTGTCACCATGAGAACTAATGTTGCTTGAACTATCATTATTTAATCCTATCGGCAGTAAATCAACATTTGTATATACGCCTATGTCCTGTTCTTTATATAAATCGTCAATGTCACGCTTGAATCTGTGTGCTACATAAGGAGAATCCTGAATGTTTATTGCTCGTGGATGAAAAATAAAATCCTCAACTGGTATGAATATCCAGTCAGGATTGTTATAAACAACTTCTTCACGTTCCACTTTCACGAAAGGATGATTAATGAAATCGTGATTCTCCATTAAGAATGTCATCTGGTCTAAGAACTCCAATGTCTCTGGAGTTGCACTGCCAGACTCTACTTCCGCATTAGCTGATTGTATATCATCAGCAACATCTCTCTGCGACATATTGCGTGTGTACTTACGGATATCATTACGCCATATAATCTTCATTACTCCACGTCCGTAAATGAATGCTTCTCGTATCCAGTCCTGCACCTTCGGGTACACTTGTATACGATTATTCATTACGTAGTGGAGCATGTTCTCCACGTCACGTGCTTTGTCGTGATCAGATAATGGTCGAGGGGTATTCCCCTCGTTAGGCGGTGAGACAGGCGTTGGGCCTGCTGCACTCGCACCTCTGGCCGTCACAAACGGCTGTGTTCCGAATATAGGATTAATCATTCTACTGGTTAAAGTCTCTATCAGTATTCCTGTGATGGGAACGTGTAAGTTAGAACATCCCTCCCAAGGAAATGATTTCTCATATAGTATTCCACGGTACTGCTTGTACCAAGTCTCTAAGTTGTCCTGCCATTCACTGCGTGCGTTTACCGCATTCTGGACAGACTCGTCCAAGTAAGAAAGTAAATGCTCCACATTAACACGCTTATCAATCGGGGGAATGAAATCATCCTTCGGTGTCTTTTTTACTCTATCCCCACTTGATAACTTCGTGAAAGGCTTTGTTACATTCTTCTTTTCACTTAAATCTGGCTGTGTACCAGCCAACTGATTATCTGATAATTCTTTACCCATTCTTCCCCCAAAAAAAAACGATCACTTCAATAAGACCTATAGATCTCATTGAACTGACCGTCTGTGTGTGCAGTTGGGTCTACGTAATTATAGGTTACGCATGACTTCCTTCACTTCAACTTTCATGAGTTCCCCCTCAGAAAAGTGAAGAGTAATACTTCCAGTAAAATAATCTGCAACTAACTTCTTAACTAAAGCAACGTATCTTTCCAGAATTATTGCCATATATATAAGATGCTACAAATGTCAAAAGGATTCATGATTTGGATATCATAGTACTAAGAATGTAAACAGTATAGTTAATCCTATCGTATTACTTCTAAATCAATAACACACGTCTTCGGAATGTTAAGCTTGCCACGATACTCATCCTTCTTATCCACCCTCTTATCGGATGTCAAAACCAAATCTCCCTTGATCAATCCAATCACCAAACCATAAGTATCATACATGCAAGACTCATGATCCCTTAACAATTCTTTTATTGATCCGTCATCTGTCGAATCTGCCGAAGCGTCTGCCCAACGAACCCTTACTAGTTTACCCTTAATACATGCTAATGATTTTTTCGTTATCTTCATGAAAGACTAAACGGGAAATTAGCAGCTTTGTAATATTTCTTACCGTTAATAATAAACTTCCATATCAAAAAAAAATAAGGACTACCTCTCTCGAATTTCGGCTGCTGTAATCTGATCCATATAGTTTCCATTTATAGATGGGCATTCTTCCGATTAGGATTGTGAAATAGTGAAGTTTTTTCTGTCAGGTCAGCCAATGCTGGGAACTCCTGATCAGTATGAATTTTTATTGCTTTTACTAAAAGTTCTTCTTCTGTTTCCCTGTTGTCTTCATCTGGTATGCAGCAGTCCACAGGACAAACTTCCTGACAGGCTTCTTCTCCATGAAAGCCTACACATTCCGTACATAGGTCTGCATCTATTTCGTAGAAATCTTCGCCTTCATAAATTGCTTCATTCGGGCATTCAGGTTCGCACACACCGCAGTTAATACATTCGTCAGTAATCAGTGTTGACATCTTTCCCCTAGTTATGTCTGTTCGATATATTCACGCAACGTTTAACAAAATCGTCCATCTCAAGATCCCACTTGGCTATGTTAACCCATTTCGTTACCCATTGTACGTTACAAATTATACTATTCAAATCAGGATATAAACTCTTAGGCTTAATATGATCCAATGACATGTTATCACCGGGAATAAGATCCTCACCGCTGACAACACATATCATCTTCTGTGCGTATGCCTTCTCCCGTAATGCATCCCAGTACTTGTTACTTCCCATTCTGGCAACAGCCACCTTCTTGTAATAATGATCCTCACAATAATTTGAACTAAAATAAGCTATAGCGTTACACCCAAGAGTTGAACACAAACCATTCATGATAGAATGATCACGCTGTTCCGCATAACGTACTTTATTATACAACTTGGTACAATCCCTGCACTTATACGCTCTACCATCCTTGGAGTCAGACCGCACGTTAAACTCTTCATTAAACTTAACAGACTTACAAGTACCGCAAAACTTTTCCGAAGTATCTATCATTTATCTGATATTTCAGGAAACTTGTCAGCCAAGTGAATTAATGCGGCTGCCATATCCATCAACGTAGACAACATCTCCTGCATCAACTCAGTCTGGCGTTTCGCTATTTCCACCTGTTGTTGTAATGCCGTCTTCATATCAGAGGATATGTGAAGAATAATCTCCTCGTTCTCCAACGTAAACTTTAACGGCTTATTCAAATTCGTTTTGTTTAAATTCGTCATTTACTCTGAATAGGGCTTCGGCAACATCATCGAAACCAACGCTAGTTAAGAATTCATTCAGAATCATCATTACATGCTGATCCTTTTCATAATCATCAAGTTCGCTTGCCTCGTGACGAATTCTGATATCTTCTAGGTCACGTATTGCGTCTTCTCTATACATCTGTTCTCACCAATATCACCTTCCCACTCTGGGGCATCCCTTCCTGTCAACCCAATGACCATCATCTTTAAATCAGCTTCATTGCTATGATTATTAATAACAAGGTCACACTTAAGATCCTCCATTTCAGTTTCACTTGAATGACCTTTGAAGTCATAACCCAACCTGTTGATCCTCCATAAATTACCACCCATACTTTTAACCAGATCAGCTTCATTAGCAAACCTGCAATCCTCAACTACTATCTTAGCATCGTGAGGATACTTCCGTATCTTAGTACGCCACAAGTTCTTAAAGAAATTCTTATCTATCTTATTCCTAGCCCATTCCACACCCAACGTCTGCATAGCATACCGTGGTGTCTTGCCAGAGAGAAGATCACAAGGGACTTCCTTGAACTTACCTTCTATACACTCATCGGTCAGACCGATGGCTTTCAACATGTCTTTTAAGGGTTGGCTGAATCTCAACCTGTGATAGCCCATGCCCTGTAATATCTCAGCTACCGTAGACTTACCACATCCTGCTGCTCCTACAAGTGCAACTATTTCCATTAACTCCTCCGTTCATTAATGTCTACTATATATGTATACGATACCGATAACAATGTCAATGACTTAGCAATTCAAAATCAAAATCAAAACCGGGTGGTTTAAAGAAAAAAATAAAAAAAATTTATACGTCTGGGTGAGCGTAGCGAATCCCAGACAATGGGGTTGAGTTTACTAATTTAGATACACGAGTGCCACATAAAGGTTTGTCTTTTTTTAGCGACACCTACCCCCTATTGGGTTATGTCTGCAAGCCAGTTGGGGATTGTCGGCACTCTCGCTGCTACTCCGCAACTGGTTTGGCTTGAGTCGTCCTCAGAAGCCCTCACTCCCACGATCTATGTGATAAGGGTGGGTCGTGCATCGCCCTCAGTTAAGCTACTACTGGTAGGGCTGTTTGTCCTGCTGATGTATTGTACATACTCTGAACATAAATGTACAGTCAACATCATGTAATGTGGTTATATCATATAAGATGCATAAAACCTAAAAAGGATTCATAATAAATGATTAAAATTATTTAATGAAGATTACTTGATATAGGCTGTGAGGTGATAATCCTAATAAATACAAGGGTTTACGGCTATTGTGGGGGCGAAACCTGAGTCTGAGAAAACGTAAAAAATTTCTCCTAGACAACCCATATATATTATCAATAGATCGTCCCGTAGGGACTCCTTATTGGGGGTGGGGTGGGGGTTGGGTCTGCTAACCCATTGATTTATAAGGACTTACATGGGGTTCTTAGCCCCCTGATGGTTAAAGGC